ATCTTGCATTTTGTATTCCTTCCTTGTACCAATCTGGCATAACTGCATTTGGTTTTTCCCATTTAGCAAATCTTCTTTTTTCTAGTATATAGTATTTTCTATATGACCCAACTACATCACCTGGTATTTTACAATGATCTGGCATAGCAGGTGTAGCGTCTGTACCTTTGACATTGATTTTAGCATTTTTAGGTGGTGTTTTTAGAAGTTGACCTAGTTTAACAATTGATGTATGGTCTTTGTCTTTTTGCCATCTTAATTTGTATTGTTCATTTAGTGCCATCATATGTTGATACAACCATACGTAATTATAAGCAGACTTCATAACCCATTGTGTACTAGGGTGACCTAACCAACCTGCTTTGTATATGATTGCTTCTTCATTAGAATTTTCTAGTCGCCATCTTTTTATCTTACGACCATTCTTTGTTTTATCAAAGTATTCTTTACCGTCTAAAACTCTTTTTGCTGTACATAGCATTTGAGCAGACTCTAATATCATTTTAATAATATGTTTATCACACATCATTTCTGCTGCCTTGACAGGATCTTTATCTACATAAAATATATTCATTTATTTTCACCTCCCTTATCAATATTAGTTAATAAAAAATATAATACAATTATTGAAACTGGTACACCTATAAAAAATAATCCTAACATTAGTGTACTAAAGTCCTCATTACCCAATCTTTCATATTGTACTCATCTGCTAATTTCATCATCTTATTATACCACATTTTTTTCATATCATCTGTAGTAGAATCAGCACACGCTTTAGCAAGATTTTCTAATCTGTGTTTTTTGAGTTTGTCTGGATCGGTTATTCTTGTTAAGTCTTCATTTGTTATCATATAATTATCTCCTCATTATTATAATATATCATTTTTTCACCCTCTTGTCAAGCCTATTTTTTAGGCATATCATTCCATTCCATAATTTGATCTAGTTTTATGCGAATTTCGTCAGGATCTAACCCTAATTTCATCAATTCTTTAGTACCATAATCTCTAAAAAACTGTTCATAATCTCTATTTTTTAAATCTCTATTACCTAATTTTTTAAAGAAGTCTTTAAATGCCTTGTCTTTTTCTCTATACTTTTTTGCAAGTTCTTTTGCTTTGTCTGCTTCTCTTTTTAAATCTCTTTTAATACTTTTCTTTACTGATTCTTTTTTGTCTTTCCATTGTCTTAATGATATGTTGGCTGCAATTAAAAGTAATACAGCAAGTGGATCAAAAACAAATATAAGTATCATTATGACAATTCTAACTGCACTATCAAAATGATTTTTAGCGTCTTCACCATAAATCAATTCAGCAACATATTTTAATGGTCCTACTTCCGCTTCAATTTTTAGTTGTTCTAACTCTATTGTGTTTTTGGTTTTGTTCAACTCCAATATTTTTGACGTTGCTTCGTTTATGGTTGTATTCAGTAGGTCTCTTTCTTCTTTTTGTTTGTTACGTTCTTTTAATCCTCTAGTTACATATTCTTTATTAATATAAACATCTAATGCCTTATCTAATTGATTTAAGGTCTTTTCTGCTCTATCAATAATAATCTGTTGTTGATTGATTTGTTTATTGTATGACTCAATGCTTAATTGGTTGCCTGAAGTAGGTTTTACTTGATCTAGGTGTGCCTTTGATAGAAAACCAAAGATACCCATTGATGTAATGAATACTAAAACTATAATAGATGTAAAGAGATATGCTTTTAAAAGTCTTGGTACATCATTTCGCCAATTCTGATACAACCAACTAGCGGCAACTAACTTACCGACTTCTAATGCTGTACCCATTGCAATAATAGGTACGGCAGCACCAGCAAATAACGTTGCAAGTCCTATGATTGAATATCCTGCCGCTATAACAGATATACTAATAGCAGATAAAAATGTTAATAGTGTTAAAAACATAGAATTATTTATTTCTCTAATTGTCTTATTTTATTAATCATTCTTATGACTCTTTTATCATAATCTTTTGTAGTTGAAAATGCGTCTAGCGTTTTGATTAATACAAACGAGTCTAATTGTTTATTTTTATCTAACATAAGTTGTCTTTTGACTCTAAATTCTTTATAAGCAGGATGCTCATTTAATAATCTAATATATTCTTTTACACTATCACACTTACTAGCAAATACTCTTACACCCCAACCTGACCATTTTTCTACACCTGATGGTTTTAAATGCGGTACTGACTCGCTAAATGTTCTAATACCGAATAAGTTATTACCTTTAACTGCAAATCTACTCTTACCCCAACCAGACTCTAACGCCGCCTGACCTATAATCATTTCCCAAGGTACTCTTTTATCTTTAGGTGTTGTGAAATTTATATAATCTATACATTTGTGCATTGCTCTAACAAATTGTATATCATCATTGTAGGTAAATTCAGGTTCTCTTAAATCTAAATCTTTAATTTTTTCTAGGTAAAAATTTTCTAGTTCAGTATTTACTTTTTGTTTTGACCATTTATTAGGATTAAATGTTCCCCAAGTAAATACTAAAGCACATACAATACCTGATACAAAAAATATCTTCGTGTATAACCACGCCTTGTTTAATACATTGTCCCAATTAATTTTTTTTGGCATAATAGTCATATCCTATCCACTCTCTACCGTCTTGGTCTGTAAATGTTTCTAATTTTGATTGATAAAATGTTAGGTCTGGTTCTAACTTTCTAACTTTTTTGAATAATACTGCCGCTTGTTTATTAGTATAGTTATCGTAAATATCTTTTGCCCATTGTCCTGTATAATATAGTCTAGTTGTTCCTGATGGATTTGATGGTTTAAGTAGACCTTCTAATTTTAGAAACGCCTCTCCTACTCGTGCCTTAATATACGGATCTAGTTCTTTCACTTTTCTTCTCATAATATATCTCTCTTTTTATAGGTCTAAACCTATTGCATTTAATTTTAACCTAAAACTATAAAATAGTTTGTTGTGATTTCCTGAGTCACCTACATTGGCCATTTGATATAGGTGTACCATTTCGTGTCCTAATGTGTCCACAAAATCTTTTTTGTTATGATATTCTGGTAGCATTTCTAACCAGTATTGTCTTGTACCTTTTCTTTTCCATTCCCAAGCAATTACTTGACCATAACAGAATTTTTTACTTTTGTCTTTATAAATCTTTTTTATTAATATTTCATTAAATGGTGATAATTGATTTTTAAATACACACTTATTAATTAAATCAAAATAATGTTTAATATCTTTATAAGTCGTTCTATATTTTTTACGACCTGCCAACTCACGTTTAAGAATCTTTTTCACTTTCATATTCTTACTTGTTGTGACCTTTCTCGGCATTGTTATCCTCTTTCCTTACTAATTTAAAACAATATTGTTTAATAAATTCTAATAAAAAAATCACTATACCTGCTAATAATATAACTCTTAATTCAATCGGCGCTGATAAAAATATTTCAATCACTCACAATCCTTATCTTTAATTTTACTATCTTTTAATAATAAACATTTGTGAGTCTTATCTAACTCTAATCTTAATTGTGTCATCATATTATCCATAATGTAAGGTAAGTATTGTTGCAATACACCTGTCATTTCAATAGCAAATTGATGACCTAACCTTTGCATTTCACTTTCTAATAATTTAGCGTGATCAACACTTGTACCATTTACCGTAGATTGTATAACGTGACCTATAACTGCGGTGTTATAATCACTTATTTTCTTCTCATCTGCGTTTGCTAAAGATGAAAACATCCATAACATACCTGCAAATAATAGGTTGATTAATATAAATTTTTTAAACATAATGTAGTCCTTTCACTTTGTTAATCATAATATATTTATATTAACACACTTTGACTAGGTAGTCAAGCGAAAAAAACTGTTGATTTTATTGAGGTTTTGAGGGTATGGATTGTCGCATACCCTCTAAAAAGTGTCTATTTTTGATCGATTCTTGCGAAATCGTCATTCCAATTAAAGGTTTCTTTTACCATAGAAGCGGTAAGACCTTTATATACATTATTAAGTTTCTTATTTTTGATGTTCAAAAGGACTTCAGCGTCTTTTTCTTGTAGTCCTTCTAACGTTTGAACAAACATAGTTTCTTTTTTAAGTTTGTTTATAGTGTTATTACCACCTACTACGAAGTGATATAATTTTTTTGCTACTGAAAATAAACTAGTATGTTCAGTACCAGCAGGTGCCTCATTTTTGATATAAGGTGGATCACCTTCAGGTAAATCCCATTGTATTTTAGGATCAAAAGCTGCCTTTAACAAAGTTCTCATTGCTGATGTATCATTCTGTTTCAACACCTCAATTTTTTTAGGTTTGTCTTTGGCGTTATTGATTTGTGTAAAAATCTCGTGTACTAAAGGTTGACCTGAACCTTCCATACCAAGACCTTGATTTAAGTTTTTTGTTGCTATAGCCATAATTTCTCCATTTTAAAAGTCATTAATCTTATCTATCAAAGACTTCAATTTTTTATCTATAAAGTAGGGTAACAGTAGCGATCTGTCTTTTACTTTATAGTTCTTATATGTATTTATAATGTTATTTTCTATCGTTAATGGTATTTGTGATAAGTCTATTAGTTTCTTATTTCTATTATAATATTTTTTTGTTTCAGCACCTAATGGTATATTCTCTATATCTTTCCATTCTTCTAATTGTTTTGCTCTAATAGGTTTTTGTCTTTGTTCTCTTAAAAATATATCATCATCACTTAATATATTAGGTACACCGTCTGATCTATCACCTTTGATAATTTGTTCTCTTAAAAATTTTACAGGATCCTCGTTTTCACCAATATGACCTTTTAATAAAGGCGACCATTGATATACATTACCATAATGTTGTAGTTGTACAAAGTCTTTGTCACCCGAAACAATTAAATACTTGTCTTCAGTTTGTTGTTTTACTAATGTAGCAATTATATCATCTGCCTCACAATTCTTAACATACATAACAATGTAAGGAAAGTTATCTCTTATTTCATTTTTGATTTCTGTTATGATTTGAAATATATTGTCCCAATCAAAAGGACCATCTTGTCTTGCCATCTTTCTACTATGTTTGTAATGAGGAAAGAAATCTCTACGCCAAGGATTACCTGCGTCTGAACATAATACCATTGTGCCATATTCTTCTTTAAACTTTACATTGAAACCTCTTAATGAGTTTAATACCATATGCCTAATCATTTCCGTATTAGGTTTAACATCACCTTTGCCTCTAACTTGTGCCATAAGGTTTGATATTAAAACTTGATTAAGGTCTACGAGTATCATAGATATTTCTTTTTATACCATTTGTAAAATTTCTTATCACTAAAATATTCTGCTATGTGATTTGCTGGTACTTGATCACTTCTAATACAATCAGCAACATCTTGGTAGTCTGTAATATCTACCTTATGTAATTTTTCTGATTTGTTATCTTCACCTAATGTTATAAGCATTCTTTTTTTCTTTTCTTTTTTCAAACTCAAAGATATGCACTCCAATGTTTTGGTTTTCTACCTTTAAGTTCATCTTTTAAAACTTTAATTCTATGTTTGTTACCGTCTATAGTTGTATTCATCCAACCGCAATCTTCAGGTTCATATGCTTTTTTAAAATACTTGTTTGTATTTTCTAATGATTTAATTTCGTTTTGTATTTCTTTTTTTGTAGCCATATTTCATCCATATTCTATCTAACGCATAATACCATACACCATTGATACAAGGTTCTACTATTGCGTCTATACCTGCAAGTTTCCAATCTGCACCTGTAATTAATCTATTTGAAGTCATAGCAATAATGATATGACCTAAAGTGTAAATAAAAGCACGTCCTATACTTGTGCCTATAAGTTTCTTTAGTGTATTGTAAATGCCGTTTTTAAATTCTGTCATTGTGTGGTGGGGCGCCTAAGCGCCCCTATCCTTAATTATGCACCGTAAGCAGTATTACCGAAT